TTATTGACTCTGGCACGTATGCGTAGACATTGCCTGCAACGCCAGCAAGAGCGGTAGCTAAAGGCTGACGTACTTCGCTAAGGATCGTTGAAGCTGGCATTACTGGCACACAGTCTCTACGTCAAGATATGGCATAAGCAAAGTTGAGACGCGATTAGTAAGGCTGCGACCCATGCGGTAAGGCGTAGCGGTAAAATCTAGCCCCTCAATCTGGCCACCGGCTGCAACCCGTGATTGAAATACTTCTACAGACACGGCCAAGATAGCTGACTCAATTGCGTCATTGCCTGTGTAAATGTTGACGGCTGAATAGCCGGAAAGTGTTGCCGTACCAGTTGGGATGATTTCGCGCAAAGTCACGTCAGCGTTTGTGATCGCTGCGGTAAAGTAATAGGCGCCTGCTCTAACTACTGTGACTGTCGCGGAAAAGGGTGACGGTAAACCCGCGACAATGATGGATTGACCGGCGACAAAATGATGTTCGCGCTCGGTGTAATAAAACGCCTCATTGTTACTTAGCTTGTAAGCATTTACGGCAGATGTATTAGCGACCAGCATTGGCAGGATGACCGCCTCAGCCGTGTTAATTATTTCGTTTAGATATGAGTCACTATACAAAGAGACGCTCACGCCCAACACGGTACGCAATTGTGATGCGGTAACTATGCTGGGCATGAGCGCTCCTTTCGTTCGACTGAGGTGGCGCGGGAGCGCACCACCCCATGATTAGGGTTTGTTAGGCCTTGTTATTCTTAAATGCGCCCGCTGCAATCTTTGTTGCCAGCGCACCAAATGAATAAACGCCAACTGTGATTGAGCCGTCTGCGGTTGACTCTGCTCGCAATTGATACTGTGTTGATTCGTACCATGTGTAAGCATCTGGGTTGACAATAAGGATTGTGCCATCTCCGTCGCCACCATTTGTAGGATCGACGTAAAGGTTGAGTCCTGCAACGTTGCCAGTCAGCGATGTTGGAAGCGCTGAGCCTGCTTGATTGCTTGGATTTGTAACCGCTGAGTAGATTGGTCGTCCGGCATCGTTCAATGTCATTAAGTTTGACCATTGACCAGTTGAGACGATCATGTTTCGCGCAAATGGATTTGCAAGCCCAGCGGTTGCACCATAAACGCTTGCTGCGCCACGGCCAATGATTCCAAGCAATTCTGTTGCGGTTGGATATGTTGCAACTGTTGTGGCGTCGGTTGTTGACCCTGAAATCAACAGACCATTGACGTAAGCGTTTTGAGCCTTAGCCATAGCTGCGACCATATTATTGAGCAATTCATTATAAAAAACAGGGCTTGTGCGTGTGAACAGTTCGACGCTAAATTTTTGCTGACCCGCAAATTTCTTGACGTCAACTGATACAAATGCTGCATTTTGATCTGTCTCTGAAAATGCTGCATCTTCCGCTGTTACTGCAACTGTTGGAGCCGCGGTAATCTTTGGAATTTCGAAAGTCATACCAGCGTCAGGCAATGTGCCACGGCTGATTGCATCGATTGATGGACGGATTGTTGTTGATAGGCCGTTGATTACCTCAGATAGCTGACGTGTTGGTACAAGACCAGCATTGTCAGTTGTATTGTCTGCGGCCAAAACGTACTGGCGGGCATCTTCGTCGCCTAGTGATGCCTTGATTTTGTTTTCAAGGTACTTAACCGCGGTCATTTCAATTCTTGGCTTCGATGTGAAACCGCCAATTGATGTGGCTGCTGCGGTGATTGACTGTGCGGCTTCTACCGTCTCGACGGCTTCCGCTTGTGTGACGGTGTTTTCCACGTCGTCTCCTTCTATGGTTGGGTTATCTGCATCCTGATTTGGTGCAGAATCTTCGTTTTCTTCTTCCTCTGTTGCTGCAACTGACTCGACGCGCGCGCTACGGATAGCCGGCTCTGACGTCAATGCAACGGCGGTTAGCTCGCCTTTAATGATACGTACGGTGCCATCTTTAAGGGTTTCGTATTCGTCAAATGAGACTTCAACGCTAAAACCATCGCGTAGACCTTCGGCTGCTTCAACTAGAGCATCGTTGCCGGCGCTTGTCTGCGCAATCTTAAATGTGGCCGTGATTTCTGTGTCTGTCTGTTCCATCGATAAAGTTTTGCCGATGCGACGTGTGCGATCATGCTCAAGGTTAAGCAATACAGATTTTGCATCGATGCTACCGGTTGCAAATTGCACCTTGCCGATTGATGCGTTTCCTGTTTCCTCAAATGCGACAATGCGACCGCTGATTGTGCGCGATTCGCTATCGGTGGCCGTGATTGTCATAGGTGTAATAACTTTTTTCACAGTAGCATGTCCTCATCTTCGCGTATTTCCTCTACCGACATTGCGCCGATACGGTTAAGAATTTCGTACACTTGCGCGCGCTCTAATGGATTACCACGCAAGAAATCGTCAACGTCAAATTTAACTTCCTGACCAGCTGGCACAAAGTCAGCAAAACTCATGCGCTGCTCAATCTGACTCATATAATTTCTAAATGCAAAGTCCACAAGGTCGCGCCTCTTGTCTAAGGCGTTGGAATATGTAAATGTCGATTGCTGAGCATCTACAAAGTAAGCCGGTAGACCACATGCTCTTGCAAGCTCTAGCGCTACATAATTGCGCGCCTCGTTGAGCTGAATCGATTTAGGATCATAACCTAATGTCTCTAAAGTAACGTCAGCATTTAGAAATGCGGTCGACTTGCTTGCACGTGCGCTGCGCCATGATGACAATAACTTTGCAACGCGATCGGCTGGCAATGATGTGCCATTTGATTTTAAAACCATTTGCGGAATTGGCTCATTAGCAAAATTCATTGCTGCTTTTTCTAGTGCTGCAGCGGCTTTAATTGTCCGACCTGCGCGATAGAGTAAACCTTCACCATCGCCAGCAAATACAACCAAATTATTTGGGTCTACAAATTTGCCGTCGACTTGATAGCTGACAATCTCATAACCCATGCCGTCGGTCTGAATTGCAACGCGCTCAGGTGCAACGCGCTCCATTGCGCGAATTCTTCCTGTATCTGCATAGCGATCCATAACTAATGCATACGCGCTAGGATGCAGGATGAGGTCTGAAATAATCCAACTCCAAAAAACGGAGCCGGCGATGCGTGGGTCAGGCTGATTAATAACTCTAGGTGATTGAACCTTTTCGCCAGTAGCTACATTGCGCACGTGCATTGGCAATGAAGCGATAGTCTGCAAAATTCCTATAGATCGTGATACCGCTGGGATGCTCACCGCTTCTGCGCGGGTAGCCTGCATAATTCCCGCAAAGAAAAATGGTGACGTCTCTGTGTAATAAGGCGCGATGGATGCTTCAACGTCAATAGCTGCCTCGGATGCGGCTACTTTAGGAAATAACGTGTCGATGATACCCATGCCGTAAATTTTACGGCGCGTGTACCACTTACCCGACCATAATGTCTAGGTCTGTCTCTGGGCGTGTCGCAAAGTGTGTAACGAGCGCGGTGGCGACGCTGGCGCATACGGCGGTTGAGCTGGCGCGCCTACCAATGACCCAACCGCCATCCCCGCGACGTAATTGCACCGCCGATAGCATTTGCGCCGTCAATTCTGGGTTTGGCTTGTAATGCAGGCGACCGCTATTGATTGCGCCTAGCATTTCGTCACAAGCCTGCGGGTAAGAAGCATCCATGTCGAAAATTGGGATGCCAGCCGGTGCAAGGCGCGACGCAACCGCCCCAGCCGTACGCCGTGAGTAAAGTACGTATTCAATAGGAAATTTGCGGGCATAAACGGCTAGGTCGTTGGCAATTGCTTTGTCGTCTAGTTGAAGCGCGTTTTCCCATGTGTGCAGGAGCTTTACGCCAAAGGTTTCCTCGCCCAGCTTTTGAGCGCCGACCAATGCGGCAAATTTACGATCGGGTGATAAATCGATGCCCAGCCACGTCAGCTTTTCTTCATCTAGGTCGAATTCACTATCGCTACACGCCGCCCACTTTGAGGAATCGACGCAACTCTGAATTGATTGTACCCAACGACATAAAACTTCAGTTTGTACGACGTCGGGTGGATCGTTAAACACGGCTCGGATATTGTCAGGGTGGATGCTGATTCCCAGCGCCGGATTAGCATAAGCCGCATTTTCTATGGTCACTTCATCGCTTGGAGCCGACCATTCAAAATAACCAATGTCATCTTGAGCGCCACCGATAGATTGCATGGCTCTTTGCCTGAATTGGTTAAGCACAATACTCGACGCATCGCCGGCATTTGTGTAGCTGATAATCATAGGATTTTTAGCCGCCATCAGGGTATAACGCAATGACGCAAATGACTCAAGGTCTGTCATCTCGCGCAATTCGTCTAGGTGGATGGTCTCAGGCTTGCTTACGCCACGCGCTGCCGACCCACCAGCCTTGATGATAAACCGTGTGCCTAAATTGGTTTCGATTTCTTCCGATCCATGTGACCAACGGATGCGCTTAACCTGTTTTGCCAGATAATCGCTTCCCTCAATCATGTGGACTAGCTGCCTAAATTGCTCCAATGATGTAGACAGGCGATGAGCTGAGCCGATTTGAAGCGATTCTTCCCATAGGAAAAGACCGCCTAAGATTCTAAGCTGCATGACAAAACTTTTGCCATTTTGTCTGGCTACGGTGCAGACATTGACCGGACTTGCCCACCGACCATTAGGCAAGACTTTATGACTATGCTCGATGAAGAATTTCTGCCACGGCATAAGCTCGATGCCGATTGTTGACGCCAAATCGATAAGTTCAAGCCCTTTTGACGGCAAATCGTTGAGCGGCGTGTGGATTCTAGGCTCTGAATGACCATATATCGATTCTGTATCCCTACCCAAAACCGTTTGAGGGCTATTTGAGGCTTCTTTGAACCTATCTGTACCGTCTATGACCTTCTTGGGGCTATTCATGGCTTCTTGAGTCGTTTTGGGGGGTAAATAGAACAG